ACTCCTTCAGCCGGGTGTACGCCGCGTCCGTCATCGTGCCAGGGTGCTGCAACACAATCCCAGGCCGCGCATCATTCGAGAAAAACCGGGCGCCAAACTCCTCCGTCGCCAGCGCCAGCCCAATCGCCTGGCGCGCCATCCCGATTATAGAAATACCCATCTGGCCATCCAGGCCAAACGATCGCACATGCCAGACCTGGTCAGGCCGCAGCACCGCCGTTTTGGGCCCCGGTGTCCGGTCTGGCAGCCGGTAATAATACAGCAGCTCGCCGTCCATCTCCCGCCGCGCCGTCATCCGGTCAGGCCGCAACGGCCAGATCTCCACCACCCGCCCGCCCGCGTCCATCTCCAGATAACAATACGCATTCCCCCACAGCAGCAGCCCGCCCATCATCACCTCGATCATCTCAAACGACGTCATCTCCGGGTTGGGCAAATCGTGCAGCAGCCCATACAGGCTAAAATCTGTGGCGCGTTCCTTCCCGGCCGGCGTCCTGCGATACACCACCAACGGCAGCGACGCGATAGACTCCGCCAGGATACGCACACAACCAAACACCGCCGTAGATTGCAGCGCCGTATCCGGCGTCACAACCATACCGCTGGCCGTGCGCGCCCCAACCATGCCCCGGATCAGCGCCCAGGCCGTGTTGCTGTCCATGCGCCGCCGCTCCCGGCCCGTCATATTGCGCCAAAAGTCAAAGAATCCCATCCCTGCCTCCCATCCCTGCCTCCTAAACCGTGCGTATCCCGCGCTCCTCATACACCGAGCGCGCCGTCCCGCCGCCGTGCACCAGCGCTCGCGCCATCGCCATAATCAACGCCGTCATGCCGTCGATGCGCTCCCGGCTCCGCGCCTTGTCCGGTTTAATATTCCCCGCCGCATCCTGGAGCGCCACCAGGTTATCGCTCATCCAGTTCAAAACCGGGTGGTTCCCATGCGCAATGCGCCGTTCAACCACCAGCTTCTCCAGGCTGCGCATCGGCCCGCTCATACTGGCAAACCCCTGCCCAAACTGCACCACCGTCAACCCCGAGTCCTGGCACCGCTGAATGATCTCCGTCGCCCCCCAGCGATCAAACGCCAGTTCAACAATGTCATACGCCTGCGCATCCTGGTCGATCTGGCGGAAGATAAAGTCATAATCGATCACCTCACCCGGCGTCGCCGTAATATACCCCTGCCGCACCCACGTCTCATACGGTACCCGGTCGCGCTTGGTGCGCACGTGCATAGCCTCTTCCGGCACCCACATCCGGCACAGCACCTGGTACAAATCCGCATCCGTTTCCGGTGGAAACACCAGCACCAGCGCCGATATGTCAAACGAGCTCGACAAATCCAGCCCGGCGTAACATCGCCGCCCACGCAAACCGCTCTCCTGCACAGATTGACCGCACGCCTGCCATTTCTCAATCGAGAGCCATCTGGACTCCGCCTGCGTCCATACATCCAGTTCCAGCCGCAAAAACGAATTCAGCGCCGCCGGCATCTGCTTCGCCCGTCGAGCCTTCGCCCGCATATCGTCCCATTTTTTCGAGACCCCCAAATTCGGGTTTGCCTTCGGCCACACCGACTCATCCTCCCAATCGTCACCCTCATCCAGGGTGAAGATAATGCCGAAGAACGAATCGTCCTCAATCAACCCCTCCAAAATCTTGCAGGCGTGCTCGTGCAGCGAAAAACACAGCGACCTGCGATCAAACCCGCTGGTCGTAATCGCAAAAATCAACGGCTGCCGTCTGGAACCGGTCGCCGTCTCCAACACATCCCACATATCCCTGTTTTTGTGTGCGTGTACCTCGTCCACAATGGCGCCGTGCACATTGAGCCCGTCCTGGGTATCCGAGTCCCGCCCCAACGGCTCAAATTTACTGGCCGTCCCCTCGATGCTTAAATTGTTTTTGCAAACCCGGATGCGCCGGCGCAAAACCGGCGAAGATTTAACCATGCGGGTCGCCTCACTGTGGGTAATCTTCGCCTGCTCCAGTTTCGTTGCCGCCGTATACACCTCGGCGCCAGGCTCCCCGTCGCCGGCGAACAGATATAGCCCCACCCCCGCCGCCAGCGTAGACTTGCCATTTTTTCGGGCAACCTCCAGGTACGCCATCCGGAAACGCCGCGTCCCATCCGCCCGCATCCACCCGAACACCACATACACAATAAACTGCTGCCACGGCTCCAGCCGCACCACCTGGCCGGCCCATTCCCCCTTGCTGTGTCGCACAAACCGGAAAAACTCAACCGCATGCAGCCCCGCGTCGGCGTCAAAATACAGGCCGCGCTCTGCCCCCGTTTGCAGATCGCTCAAATGCCGTTGCACGGCCAGGCGCACCCACTTGCAGGCCACCACCCGCCCGTCCATCACATCCTGAGCATACTGCATCGGTACGTTCATCCCGCAGACTCCGCGGTGGCTCCCAAAATGCGCCTGGTCGCCACCTCAAAATAAACGTCGTCGCGCTCAATGCCGATAAACCGCCGCTCGGCCTGCTGGCACGCCAGCCCCGTCGTGCCGCCGCCCATAAACGGGTCGAGCACCAACTCGCCAACGTTCGAGTACGTTCGCACCAGCCAGACCACCAGCCCCAACGGCTTCTGCGTCGGGTGATACGACTTCCCCGCCCGGTTGGCAAATTCGAGAACATCCACCGGGTACCTCCGGCCATCGCTCCGCGACTCACACTCGGTCACGCGGCCATAATGACACATACGCCCCGCCGGTGCAGTCCGCGTTTTCGCATACGGCTTGCCATAGGTAAACTGCGGGTTATACGTTGAGAGCATCCGGTTCCCACGCCCGCGATACTGATCGCAAAAGACCAGGATATTCTCGTGCAACCGCATCGGCCGTATCTTCGCATCCAAAAACCCCACCGGCGACGTCTTCCGCCAGATCATCTCATAGCGAAAATGCCCCCGGTTGGAATTGATCAGGTCTGTGGTAAACGGCTGCTGCGAGAACATCGCCACCACCCCGTTGGGTTTAATCACCCGCCGCACCTCGCCCCACCAGCGTTCGAGATCCAGCTTTGTGTCCCAGGCAAAAACCGTTGTCCCATACGGTGGGTCGGTGATAATGGCATCCACACTCTGCGGCGCCATGTTCGCCATCAGCGCCAGGCAATCCCCATGCATCAGCATCACGTTGTCAGCTTCGTTGCTCATTCGTCCTTACCTTCCGGCCGCCGCCGCCGCACAAACGCCTCCAGCTGATCGGCCGTCTCCGCCTCCGCTGGGTGCACCCGGCTGCGACTGCTCGGTGTCATCCCAAATTCGGTCATAAACCGCCGCATCTGTTCCATCGCATTCTTAGCGATCGATACCCACGGCGACTGATACTGATATCCCGTTTCAGACGTGCAAACCCTGCCGCCCTCATCGATGTGCGCCTGCGCGTCCACCCAATCGGCCCACGCCTGGCAATAACACGCCAATGCGGCTCGATCCACAGTCGTCAACAGGCCGGCCTCCGCCAGTTCGCGTACCACGCGCCGCCACTCGCGCCGCGCCTCGGCCGTCAAATGCGCCGGGCAGCGCGGCACCCGACTCTCAAAAGCCGCGTCATCACGGATCGCTCGCTTCCCAGGGTTGCCGCTGAGCCGCTTCACCGCTGCCGACACAGGTGGCCGGCCCTTCATACCCCCCGCCCCCATTTTCGCGGGTGGAGAGCGAAAGCTGCTCGAAGCCGGTCTCCGCGTACGGCCCGTAGATATTTCATGCCCCTACCCCCCAACGGCCATCACTGATAGCAGTCTTGCGGCTGTGACACGACTTACATAGCGCCTGTAGGTTTACCCATTCATTCGTGCCTCCCTTTGCCAACGGCAAAATATGATCAACCTCAGTTGCCACCACAACCTGACCAGCATGCACGCCGAACGGGTCGATACATACCGGGTGCCGGCGTAAAAACATCGCCCGCACCCGGCGCCAATGGGCATCATATCCACGTCGAGCAGCGCTGCCTCGCTGCCGGTCATACGCCTGGTCAATCGATCGCTGGTGCTCCTGGCAATAACGCTCCCCGGCCCGCACCAACGCCGGGCAACCTGGCTCAGCACACGGAAACGTAGCAGGCCCGCCAGGCTGTGAATGCTCAGCGCAAAAGCGCTGCCCAGGCATCGCAAACGCCGGACAACCACGGCGACCGCAGGGTCGATTAGGTCGCTGTCTCATTCGCCGTCCTCTGACCACCAACTGGCGACCGCCGGCGTTGCTGCTTCGCGGCAGTACGTTCCTGCATAATGGCAACAGCATTATCGAATTTGCGGTCATGCTCGGCCAATACGCTGGATATCTGCGCCAATATCGCCAGGTAGGCACTATCTCGTTTGGCCTGGGCGTCCTGGTTCTGCTGGTTCAGTTTCAGCGTATACCAGATAAACGCCCCGACCAGCGGTACCTGGATCAGGACATTTACCAGGGAACCGTCCATCATTGCACCGCGTCACGCAAATAGCGGCGCTCAACGTCCAACGAATACGACTTACCCAGGATAGGCACACCGCGGAGCGCATCATGAGTCCGCTGGCTGGCAATCAGCTGGATCACGTACGACAGGATCATCGTCCCAATCTGTGCAAATCCAGCAACCTGCGAATCGATATGCTGCACATCCACATCCGGCCGAAACACACGCGCCACAAACAAACCAATCAACAACAGCAGGTTGAGCCCGGCGCTCCAATTCTGCGCCTGCCCGTCCGCAATCCAACCGGCCGCCTTACCCACGTTGACCACCAACGCAATCACAGCCGCGAAACCCGCCATACCGGCCAGCTGCACGACCAGGCCATCCAGGCCACTATCACCAGCAGGCTGATCAACCTGCGCCTGGCGCACATCCTGAGCGCCAATATCCGATCTGGCCTCGACCACGCTCGCGATCCCCAGCACGATCACAGTCACCAACCACACCGCCATCAGGCCACCTACCAACCGTCTCATACAAACCTCCGGGTTAAAAAGAATAGCCCGACACGCACGCTCATCGCGTGCATGTCGGGCGTAACACCGACACCGGGAGCCCCATCCCCAAAAGGATCAAACGGGCGCCCCCACCTATACCAATCAGTATAATGCCAAAATCACAAAATACAACCCCCTATGCCTCGAACGAATCCACCTCCACAGACACAAAACGCCTCGCCTCGCCGCACACAGAACATGCCACCAGGCCATCCAGCACAACCCCACCGCCAGCCAGGCGCAGCGCCGTCCGCCCACCGACGACATCCAACACACCGATCGTATGCCGGCAACCGCGGCGCAAACAGCGCAACCGTGGTTTCCTCCGCTTACGTGGCAACATCCCCCACCGCCGCCGCATCACTGATTCCAATACTCCTCGGCGACCTCTCGCACCCGTGGCCCCCACACACTCCGCATCATCACCACCTGCCCGGCATCAATCCAGCGCCGATACAAATCATAGCGTCGAGACAAACGCCACCTAGCCAGCTGGCGCGCCTCGACCTCGTCAGCAGCCAAAACGCTGCAAACGACCCGATCCCCAACCAGGGCATGCCAAATCCGTCTCATCTCGATCACCTGCGCTGCGACTGTCAAGACCTCACCCTTATTGCAAATAATTTTCAATAACAGTATAGCACAAATGACCTAACGATCCAATTTCCCGCCGTCCGATTAGAACAACAAAAACAGCAGCGCAATGCACGCCAGCATACATGCCGAAACAACCGCCACAACCATAGCAGCAATCTCAACCGGCCCAGGCCTCCAGGACAAACGCCAACGCCGCCCTGCCAGCTTAACCGCTTCCGCTGCGCCAGGTGTCACCACATCAACCGCGGGAACAGCGACCAACCTCAAAAAACCAGCCTCATCCAACCGCTGAATACCCACCCCCTTCGCCGTCAGTTCATCCGCCCGGCGCAGCTTCACCTCACCAGCGTTCCTGCCAACGACCAAAAACGTCGTCCGCCTGGTAACCACATCCGCAACCTCACAGCCGGCCTCCGCCGCCAGCCTGGCAGCCTCCCCCCTGGGAACATCCAGATCACCAGTGAAGACAACCACCTTCCCCGCCAGTGGCCCATCCGCCCGCCCAGATCGCGCAAACCGGCTCCACGCCACCGGTCTGGGTCGACTGCCGGCCACCTCAACCCATCGATCGACAGAGATTCCCGTATCCCGCACCGCCCGCAACACAACTTCTCCGCATACCCTCGCGTCTTCAACTGCATCATGCGCCTGATACTGAATACCAAATTCACGCGCCAGATTGCCCAGGCTAAACCCACGACGGCTAAACTGCTC